CTATCAGATCGCCTTCTTTTACCCAAAAGAGCTTCATTTGCCTCTCGGCTTCTGGCAGCGCGGGCACTTCTTGGCTCCTCGGGGTGTACGTGGATACCAGGAGTGCCCGCATTGTTTGCACTTCAGCATTTCTTTAGGGTGTATGCTACATTCCCTTTCTTCATGGAAATACGGACTTGACCTCTTCGCTCCATACACTTCAGGGCATTATCGGTAGATTTCCACCCCACACCGCTAAGCTTGGATACCTCCCTAGCCCATAGAGGTTCATCCTCAGATAAAAATGGCAAGATGCGGGGAATAACCTTCTCGGCCATGCCCCGCAAGGTATCCATAGCCATGGTGTTACTTTATACGATTAACGGTATGGCGTCAAGCCTTAGCCCACTGCACTTTTTTGCCATCTTTCAGCACGGCGCGGCCCTGCTGGAAGTTGGCGATGGTATTGAAGGGGTTCTTGTAGTCGATCTCCTGCGTGGCGGGCTGCTTCGCTACCTGCGTGAACCCCTGCGCAATCGGCAGGCCCTTGGCGGGAGTGCCGTTCTTGACGGGCGCGGGAGCGCTACCGGGCTTGGGTCCGGGGCGAGACGGCAGAACCGCCTCGAATGCGGCGCGCAGAGCTTTTGGCATTTCGGTTTTGTCCAGATTAGCCGCGTAGCGCAGGAAGCCATTGCGATCCTTGGCCTCGAAGTAGCGCTGGAGGGTTTCCGAGTGCTTGCCGTTGATGGCTTTATTGAGCGTGAGTTCGTAGAGTTGGCGAATTGCCGTTTGCTGAGTTTCGCTCATCTTGCGCCCACCAGCGAGCCTCGCCCACTCCTGCTCAAACAGCGGGCGCTGCGCATTCGCCGTTTCGTTCTTCCACTTCTCGCGCTCGAAGGCTGTCCGCTCCTGCTCAAACTCGGTACGGCCATCGGGCTGCGCCTCGGATTTGGCGAACTTCGGGGCTTCTACCGGCTTGCGCGCTGCGCTATCGATGAACTTTAAGAATCCGGCAATCTTCTGCAATTGCTCCTGCGCGCGCGGGTTATCACCCAGGAAATCCCCCAGCCGCTCCAGGGCCAGCGGGATACCGGACTGACCGATGGTGTGGTTGAACACCTGGGCCATGTACTGCGAATAGCCGTCCGGGTGCAGTTCCTCGAATTTATTGAGCGCTGCCGGGATTATCTTGAGGAATGCCTCTTGGCCCTCGGGCTCACTCGTCATGAACTCTACGGCCTTGGGATCTCCCGCCATATACTGCGCGTCGAACTGATGCCAGCCGTTGACCTCTGCCTGAATCTCCTGGACGCCGTTGGGCCCGCCCAGCGTCTCTACGGTTTGGCGAAGCTCGCGGACTTCCTTGAGCCCGCCGGGGACTTCCTTCTGCCATTCGGCGTCTTTGTAAAGCGCCCGCTGGATGCCGCGCGCCAAGCCTGGATTGGTGGTCTTCAACTCATCGAGATATTTCTTAGCGTCCGCCGATAACTTACCGCCCTCGATCAGCGTCGGCGGGGCCGATTCTATCGCCTTCCCCGGTTCCCCCGGTTCGGCAGTTTCCGCGCCTTCTACCGCAGGCGCTTCCGGTTCTGCGCTGGGCTCCAGGCCGGTATCGAGATCGGCTTCTACGGCAGTATCCATCACTGCGTCGTCGGGCATTTAGTTTCCTCCTGTTAGGTCGTGGGCATGCCCGGAGCACCGGGCGGATTTACGGACTCGGGCAGCAATCCACCACCGCCCACCCCAGCGCCGGGAGTTCCGGCAGGCGAGCCGGGACCCTTGGCCTTCTCGGGCGTTCCAGTGGCGGGAGCGGTTGCCGCTGCTGCGGCCATAGCCTGCATCTGCGCGGCGGCGGCAAGCTGCGAATTGGCCTGCCAGCGCAGCACTACGTTCTGCACGCCCGCATCGTTCCCATTGGCCTGCTCACGGCGGCAGGCTTCCGAGTTGAGCCATTCCTGATCGGCGGATGCGGCCCAGTTATGAAACTCCCACGGCTGCGGCGGGATGGGACAGGTGGGCGGCAACTGCGGCGGCGGCGGCACGGGTGCTCCCGGCTGCGTCTGCGTAATCTTGACGGCGGCGGCAGCGTGATCGATCAAGGCTTGTTCCTGCATCTGCGGATCGGGAGGAACAGGCGATAGCTTCAGAAGTTGCTCGATAATGAACATCTCCCGGTCATAGGCTTCGGCCTCCGGGATCGAGATTTCCTCCAGGCCCTCCATGTCGAGGAACACGCGCATGTTCTTGGGAACGGCGGTGATCTGCGGGAACAGGGGCGTGGGACCCAGGAGCGTCAACACCTTCTCGATAGTGGCGCGTTTGGCCGCTGTCGATTCAGGCATATTGGAATCGCCCGCAGGGTAGACCTTGAAGTTCCCCTTGCTGATCTTCTCCATTGAGATCTGCGCGGTCTGCCCCGATCCTCCGGGAATCAGGATGGTGCGGGTATCCTGCGGGTCCTTGGCGGCGCAGAGCGCGGCCTGATAGTACATCACCGCGTCCATCTTCTGGAGTTTGGAGAAGATCAGCCCTTGCTGGCCCATAGCTTGAGCACGAGCTTGCGCATAGCCTGATGCTGTTTTCTGATCCTCCATTGCAGCGCCGAATAAAGCAGGAGGTGCGGCCAGCATAAATTGGGGGAGAGGGCCTTGCAAGTCCTGCATGAACTCGACGAAAGTTCCAGGCAACTCAGGATTTGGCTCGCGGAAGAACAGATCTGCGGTTTTCTGTCCATTGGTTACTTTCTTCTCGCGGATCGCGTAAGGTTCGGCGCGCTGCTGAACGATGGCATCGTACTCGCCGGTTTCGCAGCTCACCCAAGTGGAGGGCCAACCCACGTCGAACACCTCGCGCGAGGCGTTCATGGCGTCGTTGAAGGAGTCCTGCACCACCACGAACGCTTCCATGAAGCCCTCGCGGTTCATGCCGTCTCCTTCCCAGGGAAACTCTATGCACAGGGAGTCTTCAATGGCCTCGGGGTACGATCCCACGTAGGTATCGCCTACGAACTTGACGCAGCACCCTTCGGGGAATAGTTCCTTTAGGAAATCCCCGATGGTAGTTCCTGGGTCGGTATCGAGCGGATCATCGTAGCGCTCGCCGGTGAAGGAATTGGGGCGCATCCAGCAGTGCATGCGCGTCACCAGATGCGTGTAGGAATCAGCCGACAGCATCTCGGAGCGCGAGCCCTGAAGCACGCCCAGGCGCGCGAGGCGCTCGTAGGCGTTCTCGCCTAGTCCTGCGATTCCGGCTTTGATTTTGTCCGCGAACTCGGGGTATTCGGCCTTGGCCTGCTTGATGTCGGGATCATCGGACAGGAACACATAGAGGCAATCTGCTTGGCACTTGGCGAGAATAGGGACCTTAGACTCAAGAGTTCCATATACAGAGGAGATTTCGACTTTTTTGGGGCTTCCATCGGGATTGTTGCCGAACTTCTGCGCATCTTCTACCGTCCGGGTCCAGCGGATCGTGCGCCCGGAGACGCCCATCATGCGGATGGTAGCCTGCCGTATGTTCATCACGTCGTTATTGCGGTCAAAATCGTGGCGGTAGAGTTCCGCCGCTTCCGCCGATTCGATGTCTTCGGAGCGCGAGGCGTCATCGGGCCTGAAATCAATCCCTGGCGAAGTCTGCGTGAGGATCGCCATGTTGATCTGCAAGTAGCGCCGGTATAGGTTGTAATCGTCGCAGTAGCGCGGGGCCTGCACCATCTGCCCGCTGGCGTTGGTGGCGCTGCCGCCGGGGGTAATCATCGTGAACCCGGCGCTTGCTCCCTGCGAGTTCCAATAGATGTGCTGGAAACCGCGTTCGTAGAAGCGGTTGCGGCGGTCCCGCATTACCTCGCGGCGGCGCAGCCAGCGTTCTTGGCCCTGGAACTCGCGTACCTGTTCGCGCAGGACGTTGACGATCTGCTCGGGCAGGTTCTCGAAGTTCTCGCCGTAGAGCTGCTTGTAATCCTGCTGTTCGGGCTGTTCCTCTAACGGCGCTTCAAGCGCGGGGGCGGGAGTCATTGGATAGACGCTTCCGAGATACTAACGTAATCCCCAGTTTTTTGTAGCTTGGAGTGAATCCTATGCGCCACAGCACGAATAATGGACTCGACTATCTCATCGTCCCATTCTTCCAGTTCTCTACTAAGCTCGGAGTACATGAATTGGAGGCATCGCTTTCGCTCTTGAAAGACCGCCTCGCGCAACTTATCTTTGGTTGACAGAGCGCGCTGGTTGGAACGAATAACCTGCCGCTTGATCTTTTCCAATTCCGTCTTAGTCAATTGGCCTGCACCTTCTCTAAGATTCGCTCGGCGTGCTCCATGCGTTCCTTATCGTCCTTGTTGATGAGAATAGCGGCAACGGCGCGGCCCATCAGCACGCAGCAGAGCGGATTGCCTTCGATGTTCTGCTCATCGCAGTAGGGACAGTTGATGGCATTCTGCCGCCCCTGCTCGCAGGCGTGGATCTGCTTCTCTATATAGGCAATCTTCTGCTCGCTGGTCATATGGTCTTTTTGATGAGCCGCTTGCCCAGGAGTCCGCGCCCCCGAATATGCGGGTTGGTGGAGTGAGATTCCTTCTCGGCCTCTTGCAACTTCGAGACTCCGTGCGCTTTCGCTGCGGCTGTAAGAGCGCCCGGATGCTTGATCGCCTTCTGGAGAAACTTAGCCATTGATCCATCTCCGCATTGCCTTGGTAATATATATCTTCGCCGCGGGTTTTCTTGCCGCCCCCATTTGCGGTATAAACTCCACGGGCTGTTCCGATTCAACGATTACCCGGGCTTCTTGGCAAACCTCAAAATCGTAGGATTCAAGTAAATGGTGCCGCAGCGTGAGCCCACTACATTGGAGTTCTGCGGTGGCATTTACTATGCCATAGACATCGTTGTAATTGACATCATCCATTCGATCCCCGTTTCTTTGCCGCCTTGGTCAGCGCCCCTTCGTGTTTGGCTTCCATGGCCGCACCTTTAGCGGTTTCCTTGTTCCCGTGCATGGCCCCGATCTTGTTCATCGTGCCATAGATGGCGCTGGGGTTGTTGCCGTATTCTTTCTTCAGCTTCGCTTCAAGAAATGCGGGCATCGTTCACTCTCTCAATGATCTTCTGTTTGCGTACTCTCCTGTCTACCTTGAGTGCGCCGATCCACAGCACCAGCAGGATCATTGCCGATGAGAAGATCCACGCACCCAAGAAGTACAGGAAATAGCGCATCAGCGATTGTCTACGATGGTCACGCCCGAGGGCAGCGTGCTGGTTGCGGCGGTCACCATGGCGGTAGTGCCGCCCAGGTGGGTCCATTGCTCATCGACAACCACTTTGCCTCCGCCAGCGGCGTGCGCGAGATTGATCGCTTCCTGTAACCCGATGGTGGCCGAGGAGATGGCATCTCCCGATCCGTGCGCATCCGCAAAGTCGGCGGTGAACGATACGGCCTGATATCCGGCGTTGCCGTTGCCGGTGACCGACGCGGGCGTGACGGCCTCGAAGTTCCCATCGGTGCCGATGTTGATTGAGGCGTTGGTGGCGAGCGGGTAGAACACGATTCCATCCACTGTAGTGGTGTAACCGTTGGCGACCTGGAGCGACTGAGCTACCGCAGGAGAGGCGGGAACGGCAGTCGATTGAACCATCAGGGAATTTGGCCCCCCGGGAAGTCCGTAAGCGAAGTTGGCAGCAGCCCACCATCCGCCAAAGACCGAAGGGAAATGAATTGGCATTGTTTTATCCTTAATATCCGCCCAGCATGGACCCCATAGAGGCCCCCTGGGATTCTGTTGCGCCTGAGCCGAGAAGATCCGTGATCTCCTGTAGAATCGATTCGAGCTTGGTCTTCATGTCCATCAGGTCCGACGGGTCCATGGAGGCCATGTGATCGTGCATCTGATCGGCGGCTTCGTGCGCCGGATGCTGTAAGCCTCCACCTGGAGATGCGGGTGCGCCGGTATGCGCCATGGGCGGAGCGGACTGTGGAGAGGACGCGGGAACCGAGGCGGGTGATTCCAGACTTGCTGGGGGCGGGGCCATCTTAGGAGTGGGGATACCGGCGCTCAGATCCTTGCCGCCATTGGCACCGCCCGACATACCATCGGGTCCTGGCTGCGGTTCCGTTCCGGGCTTCGATGCCTGAGCATCCGCGCTTTTGGCGTGGTGCGGATTCATGTGGTACTTCCCGGCTTTATCGAGTGGCATTAGTATCCCGCCATTGAAGTCGCATGCGTCTTGTCCATGGGCTGGTGCTCGTCCATGCCGTCGCTCATCACCTGATGGATGTGCGAGGCGGCTTCCTCCATCGAGGTGTGTTCGTGGGGTCCTTCCACCATACCGTCTTCGCCTACATGGTGCGTGGTCACGCCCGCGTCGTGCGCGTGAACGTGCATGTGCTTGCCGCCCATCTTCTCGTGGAGTGCCTGGAGCATTTCGCCGGGTCCTTCCTCGCCCGAGGTTTCCGTAGCCACCTGTTCGCCCTTTTCGGGCTGCGGTTCCTTGGCGGGCTTGTCGGCCATCTTAGCGTGATGGGGCGACATATGATATTTTCCCTTCGAGTCGAATGCCATGGTCATTCTCCCTTGCGTATCTCTTGCGCAATTTCTTTCCAGCAACATCCGGGCTGATCCGGCGCATCATCGTGATAGTGCTCCGCGATCAACGCGCAGCGCTCGCGCTCTCGCATGACATTCAATGCCACTATCGCGCGTAATTCTTCAACGGTGGATGGAACCCCCATAGGAAAGGGGCCGCCCATGCGTTCTATCAACTCGCCTAAAAATTCGGGCTGCATCAGTCTTGCTCCATTAATGCGCGGTACTGGTGAAAGGTTTTGGCAATGACGGGGGTACGCCTAGGGTCCTGAAGCAGCTCCCGCAACTGGCGCACTTCGATGAGCACGGCGTCCAGATGCGCCTGCTTCTTTGAGATCTCGCTATGCAGCTGCTCGATGGCTACGATGCGATCCCAGGCGAGTCGATTGCGCTCTTTGAGAAAATTGGCGCGATCATCCAGGTTGACAAGACGAAGGGAAGCATCATTCTCAAAAGCCACAAGGCGATTCCAGATAGAAGCTGCGGGAAGTTCCCCCTCCAGCCATTGACGCAGGCGTGCGCGAAGCCAGTTCATGGCAGGGTTTCCTCTTCAGCTTCAATCACTCGCATCAAAGAACGCGATGGTGCGGGCGTAAACTTCTCAAATTTATAGCCTTGGGTAATGCCTCGTTCTCCGAAAGTTCCACCAATATCATACGTAGCTGGAACGCGCCTAAAATACTCCCCGGAGGAATCCACCAAGACCAACTCTCCGTTCTCGGTGTAGTCTTTCGAGTGAATCATCATCTCCACCTCGGCATCCTTCCTACGCGCTGGGTGGTGTGTTCGCCCTGCTTGAACAGTTTCATGGCCATGGCGCGGGCGGTCATCTCGTCAGCGGGGTCCTGCATCTGGATAGAATCATACAACTCTTTTGCCCTCACGTCACGCGGAGCCTTCGATTGCGGGTTCAGGAACGAGTGCAGGCCGTAGCGGATTTCATCCGTCACGTCTTCCCAGAGGGCCCCGGCCACGCGCTCGACATCGTCGGGATCGATGGGATCGCGCTGGGCGGCGGGGATGGCGGCGATAGCCTCGGGACATTCCTGGGAGACGAAGAACGCGGGGCCTTGCTTGGCGCGTTCCTCTGAGATGTTCGAGCCTACCAGGTTCGCTTGCCGCAGGAGGTTGTACATGAAGCGCCAGCCCATTTTGCGGTTCTGATCCGCCGTTTCGGGGGCGGGCATCTCGTAGCGGCGCATGATGCGCATCCACTGTTCGCCTACCGTGTGGCCCCCGGCTTGTTTCGCCCTCTGGCCGAAGCCGTCCTGGGACATGAAGAAGCGCTTGACGGTGGCTCGCTCGTGCTGCGGGGTCATGGCGACTACGTCGGTAGCCATATCCGCTTCGGCGCGGTTCTGGATGACGTGCTCGCGGTAGCGGATGACGATATCCATGGCGTAGTCGGTATGCCCGCCAAAGTGCTTGATCCACTCAGAAGGGGACAGTTTGCCGGAGACATACCAGCCATGGGAGGCGTGATCTCCGAAGCCCCAGTCCTGGGCCATCCAGCGGACCCACCAGGGTTTGACTATCGCTTCGATTTGCGCTTTGGTGAGGGTGCAGAGGGTTTCGTCCCACGCCCCGGCGAAGTACTGCCCCTCAAAGGAATCGAAGTTTCCAAGGAGATAACCTGACCGGATCGCATCAGGGAAAGCGTCATATTTTCTTCCTTCGGAGGTTTCGGTGACGAAGAGTTGAAAGCGAGAATCCGAGTCCAGGCCATAGAAGTCGTCTTCCTCGATCTCCACTTGTCCTCGAAACCACTCGAAGTTATCCCAACCGAATACATGAAGGAAAGCATAATTCGACGGCTGCTCCTTTCCCTTGTAGTGTTTGGTCCAAAAGATGCGCTTCAGGTATTCCGAGCTTTTGCCGCCGGGGTTGAACAGGAGCACCAATTTGCAGAAGCCGGGAGGGAGTCCTTTATCGGTGCGGGTCCAGCGCGCGGCCATTTCCATATCCTGAAGCTCGCGTTCTGCGAACTGCTGGGCTTCGTCCACGAAGATAAAGGGGGACTCGAAGCCGCCGCGAAACTTGCGCTCGACATCGCCGGGGGTTTCGGCGTAGGCGAAGACGATACGCGAGCCGTTCTTGAGCTTCAGTCCGTCCTTTTCAGTGTAGTTCTCCATCAGTTCGGGATAGGCCCCCAGGATCTTGTCGATGTGATTGGACTTGAGATCGTTGAAGACGCGGCGGATGATGGTGATCTGGAGGCCGGGGTACTGATTGCCCAGTTCGGCGGCGAGCAGGAGTGCGCAGTTATCGGAGCCTGCGGATTTACCGCCGCCCTTGGCCCCTCCGAACCCTATGATGGTGGCTGCATCCTTGCCGGTGGTGGTGAGGAGATCGTACAGCGTCTCCTGCTTAGGCTGGAGGTGGATTTTCACTCTGGTATTTCTTCCTCGATAGGAGTGATGGGCTCAAGCGGGAATTGCTTCTCTCCGTGTTTCACTGTTTCCGCCGTGATTTGTCCGCGTTTGCCAGTTAACCCCTGCTCCCAAAAGAGACGATTCAGTTCCCGCGCTTTCCACTCAGCATGCGACATCCAAAGTGCGTTCATATTTTAGCCAGCACGAGATCGAAGATATCCCGCAATTCATTGGGCAGGAGGCGATAATCATAGGGGCCGTCCTTGGTGAACACGCCCTGTTCGCCTTTGGCTACGAACTTACCCCACTGCCAGCCTTCTAGTTTGGTTTTCCCTTTGATGAAGCTCGCCAGGACATAGATGGTCATGGGATCACAGTCGGCTACCTCAACCAGGAGCCAAGGCGGGGCATGGGTGGCGGTCTTCACATCCACGGGGAAGGTCCCGAGGCTGGTGGGAAGCCAGAAGTCTATGCCGCCATCGCCCTGATCTTTGCGATCCAGGTTCATGGGGAGGTCAAAGACCGTAGAGAACAGGTATTCTCCTTCCATGCCGATAGAATGGGAGTCGTCGCGCAGTTTGCCGTACTGGGAACGCACCGCAGTTTCGCGGCGGTGGGCTTCTTTTAAGACGGCAGCAGTTAGATTTAACATTAATTCTTCTTCATTCTACGCTCATACGGGCGAGGGTTTCTACCACGAAGTTGTAAGCGGCCTCATCGGTAGCGGGTTCATTCATGAGCGTCAGGGCGGATTTGGCGTTCTCCAGGGCGTAGCGCAGGTAGGTGCTGACCAGGATACGGCACTCCTGGGCGGCGTCATCCGCCATTGGGCTTATCCCCCTCATTTTCCTTGCGGTTACGGAAGGCCCATTCACTGAAATCGAGGGCTAATTTCACTGCTCCGAGCCCAAAGCTAGTCTTTTCCTCTACGTGTCCTAAGGCGATGGCCCCAGCGAGGGCGAGGATCGAGAACACCATAATAGCCCCGAGGATGAAGCGGTAGCGATCCACTTGACGGACCAGTATATACTGGATTTATCTTTCCACGAACGGGGTGTCCGTCTAAGAGCGGCACCCCACCTGGAAAGATCAGGAAGTTCGCGGTGAGGCAAAAACCCTCATATCACGGTGGCCCGGAAGTAAAGACGCCAACGCCGGAAACATCGGCACGCAGGCGTGGCCTTACTCCTACCTATCCACCGAACACCTCGCACGCTAAGACGATCATGCGAAATGGCCAGCCCATTATGGGAAAGCGCCTCGCCAAGATCATAAACGACATCATGGCATCTAGAGCGAAGCTCGACGCCCAATTGGAATTAAGTCCCAAGTTCCGAAACCTTCTCCAACGAGAAGAACGTGAGCGCTTGGGCTCAGGGGGCACCCTGACCAACACAAACCGCACGATCCCGCAAGACCCGGACGCCGGGGAGCGGGCCATCGTGGACGAAAGAGCCTAGTCCAGGGCGATAGGCGACTAGTTCGCGCAATTCTAACCCTCGCACGGAGTCGGGAATGCATCGCAGCGCTTGGGGGAACCTACGGAGGGGGTAGTGTCTTTCCTTGCGCCTGCGGCGATCCCCGGTTTCCTTACCGCTACTCCAAGTGTACGGGTACAAGTTGTACCAGCTAGCAATTCAAGATTATTTTTGTAATGGGTACCCCCCCCTACTTCTACTAGTAGAAACCGCGATCCTCTACTAGTAGAACCTGATACCTGAGCCCAGAACGGGTACCCTCTCTCAGTCGGCGCCTTCGGACGCTATACCCCCTGCCACCCCGTCGTCTGCTGCCGGCAGGCGCCGGCGGGCGCCGGCTGCTGCTGGCGTAACATCTATTACGCGCTGTGCGCGAGGCGCAACGCGCGTTACCTCAACGGTCATCTTATTGCCGTCAGCGTCAGCATGGCGCAGCTGCATCGCGTCGCCGTAGACCTTGGGCGCGAGCTTAGCCGCGCGCCATTGGTATGCGCCTATTGCAACCTTAGCCGCGTGCGGGTCTAGCTCGCCAGACACGCAGCGTTCGGCTGTTTCCATGATTCGCTCATCCATGACTTCGGCCTGAGCCTGCCTTGCGCGCGCGTACCTGGCGAAGAAATCTGGACGGTTTAC